TAAGCTCGCAGAGACGCATCCCTTTGTCGCTCAGTCGTGTAGCCTAACGATTCAACTATAACCATTGCTGCCTTCGAGAAGATAGCACCATAACCACTGTCAGTACTACCAATCACTTTAATGTTACCAGCCTCGAAAACACTAACACCATTAACGGTAAACTTAAAGAATTCTTTAACAAGGTCCTCTGAGTAACCGTGTGGTATTGGATATGTCTGGCTAGGGGTTAATGCAGTACTTACGACAGTCTGATAGATACCCCATGGGTGATGTACCACGGCAATCGGGTCCAGTAGTTTATTGCCCTTAGCCCACGCTATACAAGCGGCAAGATTGGTGAGTGAAAGATTCTTACCATCTCCACCAAGTGAGCCACCCAACGCAGAGAATAAGGCTATAATATCCTCATCCTTCTTTCTCCCCATAGCCTTGCCCATCGAGTGTCCAACCATTTCAAAGGGACTCTGGTTCTCCTGCCTCACTAACTTATCAGTCAAGATAACTTTTAAACCAACCTCGGCGGTGATGAGGTCTGTGGTACTCATACCAATATCCTCACTGTCTATTATATCGATACCATCGGTAAGGTCTCCAGCAGTCATCTGACCAATCTTGGGAACGGTGATTTGTTTATCACCTTTGGCTAGTGTCATATGCTCAATGAGATTGGCACAGGGAGCAGAGTGTTCCGCAGTATAGCGACATTTGGCAACCATAACATTTTGTGCATCGTCAAGGTTGCCGGTAGTTGCAGTCTGAGTTGCCATTTATCGGCCTCCTTTCATTTTTGTTTCATCACTTTCTCGTAGTCTGCAGTTGAGATAGTAGGGTCTCCCTCAACATACCGCCTTATAATCTCCTGACGTTTCGGGTTCCTACTCCCACCTGAGGCTGATGTCTCTACTGAATTAGCTTCTTTGTTAGACTCAATCTCAGCTTCCTTCTTTTGCTTTTTGACTGTCTCCTCGAATACCGCCTTCTCTGCTTTAAGGATTAGAGCCACTGATTTGTCAAACCTGGACCTGCCTTGCAGAAAATTAGTGGTATCCTCAGCCCAATCAACCCTTGAATCATTCGGGTTAATCCCCAATGATGTGAGGTGCTGTGTTAAGCTGTTCGTGAGGGTATTCCTGTATTGGTCTGCCTGTCTTGCCCTCTCTTGCTGCTCATAGGAAGCTAACTTAGCCTTCATTTTCACTGACTCAGCAGCTTCAGGGTCAATATCCTTGAACCCTGATTCCATACTCGCTAAAGTACCTTCAGCAAGTTTCGCTCTTTCCAAAGCACGCCCAACTTCTGCCCCAGTACTATCTCTTACACTTTGCAACTCTCTCCTGTATCGTTCTGAGACTTGAGTCACCGCTTTATCAACTTCTTCTTTCACATTGGACAAAGGTTGGGTCGTCTCACCCTCGGATGAAACATTTTCTCCCGAAGTAGTTCCCTCAGAAGCTACTCCACTCGATTCGATTCCCTCAGAAACCGTCTCGTTTTGAACGATTTGCTCGTCCTCCATAATTACCTCCTAGTTTTCTTTAATATCCTAGTATTCTACGGATCTACTGCCTAGTTTTCTACGGATTACCTTTTTACTTCTCGGTTTAGGTGTTGCCCTTTTAACCCCTGGCTGTGTTGGGCGTAGCCCTAGTCTTGTAGGCACAGCCCGCTTTGGCGGTGGCTTTGGTCTCACAGGTTTAATAATCGCCGTTGCCACTGATGGCCTCTTTTTTGCCGTGGACTTTGGGGTTGGAGGTCTGACATCTGGTCTTGTAGGTCTCTCTGCACGCGCAGGAACACCCCCATACACCTCCTTGGTTATCGCTGGAGTTTGCGGTCCAGCCAAAAGCCTGGCTGCTGTCTCATACTTTTCAGCACTTATAAGCCCTTTGCTGTACATCGACCTCAATGTCAGAAGCTGCTTCCCTCTTTTATTCGCCATATGTCACTCCTTTTAATTTATTATAGCACACTCTAATTTAGGGCTTTTTCTTCTTCGGAAGTCCTTCCGGGCTTCTATGCCCTACAAACTCACAGGCTACCTTTTTCGAGGGTAATCCTTTGCGTGGCTTAATTCCTCCCGTACAGATTCCTTTCATAAGTTTGTGCTGTTGTTTTGATTTTGCTGGAGACATTTGACTTTCCCTCCTAGTAGAATAATTTAAGAGCCTGGTCAATATCTGGATTCCTCGATTTCATTGCCTTCTTCATTTCTGCAATCCTCAGCCTGATATATAGTATCTGTGGATATGCTTTTAACATTCTCTTAGCTTTGTCAGGGTCAGTTTTCTCCAACGCTTTTATCTCGTCAGCCATTGGTTTTAATTCAGGATGCTGCGCCCAAGTCTTACTCTCAATATCCCAGTAAGGCTGTAGAGTCGCCCTCGCTTCTTCTAACGCTATGAGAGATGCGGGTTTATCCCACTTGACCCCTTTATATTCTTCTATATAATCAACCGCTCCTTGCCCATATTGCTGAACAAATTGCCTGTCCCTTTTATCAGCTTCTTCAAAGTTATAGTTCCCATATTCGTCATACATATCAGAACCGAATGTCATCTTGTAATAAGCCTGCCTGGCTACATCTCTGGGATTCAGCTCCTTCTTCGGTGGCTCTTCAAAGTATTCGTAAACTTCAGCATAAGAGGGATTGTTTTTTATATTTGCGTACATCGCCCTGCGGTTTGAATTGGCGTCATCTACCTTATTACGGAATGTGTAACCATCCAGGTTTTTCTTAAACTCCTCAGACGCCAGGGTTACTTGATTCTGGTAGTATTCCTCTATTGCCTTTGTGTCCCTTCTCCACGATGTCCAAACCTTCCCTTCACCCCTCGCCATCTTACTTGACGATTCCTCTGCTCTCTCAGTAGCTTCTTTCAATTCAGGATAGTCCCTCTCTAATTGTAATTGATATAACTTACCTCTGTCCTTCCCAAGCTCTTCCCAATTCATACCATAAACCTTTTGTGCCATCTCATCCCTTAAAACATTCCTCTTCTCCCAATCTGACTGAGGGAATGTTCTCAAACCTAGCTGTTCAGCAGCTATCCCGGTTGGAGATATACCACCTTCTTCCAGTAGTTCTTGAGCAAAGATAGGCGTTACCTGCTCTGCTAGAAATCTGGCATAATCGCCTGTAGTTTCAAAAGGTTCACCAAAGTAATTCTTTCCTTCAACCATGCCTGTCACAAATCCTGTTACCGGAGCAGACTTTCCATACATAAACCTTATAAACGGATTGTCGAATCTGTTTAACTGATTGTCTTTCATCGGCATTATCAAATCCATCGGATTATTTCTGGTCGTGGCTACAACATCAGCCCCAAACCTGATTAAAGATGTCATCATACCACCGATACCGATATGCCTTTTAACCCCCGTAAGAGGGTCATTGATTTCAATCGTCATAAAACGCCCTGTGGTCGGGTCGAAGTTGGGTTCTTGTCCTAATGACTTACAAGTTCCTGTATAAAAAGCAGCACCCGCAGCCATCATAGACCCTAATGCCTTCCTCGCCTCGGCGCCAGTTAAGCCACCTTTCATCATATCCCCTACTAAAGCGAACCCCGCTCTGGTATATCTTGGCGCAAAGAATAGGAAACCTGTCTCAAAGTCTCTTTGTGTCTTCCCAATTCCTAACGCCTTCATAGACATAACCCCTGTCATTCTATCAAGATGACGGGCTAACTCAAATAGTTCATCTGCATTTTTTACACTACCCTTCATAGCCTTCCACATCTCGTTCCTGGCTACATCACCAAACGAACCAAAAGCGGCTTCAAACCTTCCGTAACTTTGCCTTATCGCCTGTTGCCCTGGCTTACCAGCTACCTTGCGTGCCATCTTTTGCAACATTCCCATAGCTTCCATATACTCAAACCCGCCAGCATAACCTCCATAATAAATACGCTCTTGAATATTAGTTAATTCTTTTGTTAAATATCTCTGATAAGTCTTAGGATTAAGGAATGCCTTGAAAGACATCGCAGCCCCTTTTGCCCATGATGCAGGATGTAAGGCAATCCCCGGTAATCCCTGTATAAACATAGCCGAGAAGTCGGCAGCAGCCACCATAGTTCTCATTGTACTGGACATTGTAGCTACCTTCTGAAATCCACCGAAGCCTCTATCAGCCCAGAAATCATTTATCACATCTTTTACTTCT